TACTTCATGCCCCACATTTCCCGTTGCATTTGCGACTGTCCAGTTTACACTTGACGAAATGTTCGTCTGTGCGAGTCTTATAGTGATTGGGTGGTTGAATGTTGGTGGCATGATTTCCTGCTACTATTGGGCTGCATTGTTTGGTGTAATTGGTAATACTATTGGAGAATTTTGACAAGGAGAGCATTTTGTGTATTTCTCATATAATTCTCGCAAGTATTGATCCATTGTCTTGCCTTCGAAAGTAGTCACTCCCTGCAATAGGTCCATATCATCTAGTTCCTGACCCTTAAATGGTTTACAATTTTTTGCGTCCTCAGTGTCTCCTCCGAAAAATCCCAAATCTCCACCAGGCGGAATCGTATGCGGTTTTCCAAGTTGTTCATTAAGATATTTTTTCTTGAATTCATCATAGGTCAACACTCCCCGACACGAATAAAGCAGGGCGCGATCAATAGGGCTGAGTTTATAATGTTGTACTGGATATTTCCAGAACCACTTATCTTCTACAGCGTCATCCATAGCATCAAAGAAGCCGTCGAATGTAGCCTGTAATCGGCAAGGAAAATCCACTGACTTTGTACTGAAGAGTTGTCTACAGTTTAGTTCTGCTTTAATAAATTGATCAAAGAACAACTCCCGCTTAAATACTTCAAAGATAGATTCCGCTGTTTTATCCCACAGGACTTCATCCTTGTTATTTTTAACTTTTTGTAGACCCTCCTTCAAGCGATCCAGCATCGATTGGCTTGCAAGATATCGCGCCCGTTCAGTTATAAATCTGGTCTTCCAATATAGTTCGTACTCACAATTGACTCCTTCTTTTTGCAAATTGGCTGGGGATTGTCCGTCAAGCATCTCTCGTAGACTTCTCCCCTTTGTTCCTCCAAATATTAAAGGTATCCAATGGTCATCATCATTCCCCAGTTCTCTGAGTGGATCTTTGTAGAGTTTGTTCACGGTGAATATATTCCAAACAAACCAGGTAAGATCAATTGTTCCATCCCTAGACCATCTTTGTATTTTTTGCCTGATATATTCTAGTAAAACCTCAGTCGTATAGTTAATTCCAGGATCATCAGTCGCGGTATTCCCATCCCATTTTCCAAAGAGTGTATCGCAATCGATTTGATTTCCACCACTTCCACCACTTTCCCCACTTCCACCACTAAGGGATCTAACTGCAACCTCGTTTCCCGTTGTGTTGCTTCCTGCCGCGCTTGTGTTATTAACTGGCGTTGGTGGTAGTACCTGTGGAGGAGACACATATGAATCAAGATATGCCTTAAAATCGGCTGCGGTTGGGAATCGTTGAATGAACTGCTGCTGTCCTACTGGAGCAGCATTGAAGTAACTCTGTAATATAGTTGGAGGAAAAAGATAGCCTGATTGCGTGATGTTTTGTTCTGGATACAAATCTCCCTCTTGATCGTACCTATCCTTTATATTCCGTGCCGCAAAGATATGCATAAGTCCTGACTGATAGTTGTTGGTTGCTTCTGTGAGCGAGATCCTGTAGTCTCCATCGGATGCCAAGGTTCCCCATTCTAGGAGATCTGGATATCTTGCTTGTGATCTTCCGGAATTTGCTATTGCTGTCCTAAAAGTCTTTGGTCCAAGTGGAGACCATAGTGACGATCTCAGATACTTCACTGAACCAAGTTCGCTCATCTTGTGGAACGACCAATCTCCATAAGTCAATGATGGAGTGTATGAGAAATCCTCACCAGCAACAACATTCATACCAAGATATGGATTTGAGTCGATGTAGCCCGTCCGTAGGTTCTTCCTACGAATTGGGTGTGCTTCACAATACAGGTTCCTGTTGCCAACCGTGTCCCTCAGCCATGTGAAGAACTCCCACCATCCGCGCTGTGACTCAAAATTCATCAGATCCATAGGGATGTAGTCTCCTGGTCTAGGACCAGGCGCGATTACAAGTGCATCAAGTGCTATCTGCATTCCGCAGTTGATGAAGGGTTGTACGGAATCCTTGAGCCGCTGCAATGACGAGTCGTAGTCTGCTGCAAACAATGCATTCCATCTTGGATACTGATTCTCCTCAGTCTCTGAAAGCCTTGAAATGCATCCATTGTATGCAATGACCTTGATGGGATCATTTGGATCGAACCATCGGAGTAGTTCATTCCTGTAGTATTCGGGGACTCCTGTCATGTCTCCTGTGATCAATGCCTTCCATATGTACTCAAAGTCAGAGATCAACTGAGGCATCGGTCTATTGACCTGATAGCCATCTACCACGAAGCCATCCCTAGCACAGAGATATCCATCAGCCTGATACGATCCGTTTTCGTTTCTTGGAATCTCGGCAGGAACTCCATATGACTGATTGGCAGTGCCAAAAAATGGCTCATCGGCAGGAGCAAAATAGGGTCTTCCAAATGGCTGATGAAGTTCAAAGTTTCTCTGACCCCATTGATACCATTTCTTGATCGACCACGGATTAGTTCCAGTTGGATTCGGATTGTAGAAGGATTCTCCTTGAACGAACTTGAACCAACTAAAGTTGTTTTCTGATCCTCCATAACCCATTGCTCGTATATTTCCCATAGATTGTGGTGGGGGAGCGTCTCCATCGAAATTGTATGCAACCCATACATTATCCATGATGTTGCTTGCTTCATCACTTCGGAATGTGGGTTGGAACTGAGATGGTCCATTCCAAAATGAGTTTCCTGCAACAGTAAGGTTGAGGTTCGCACTCTGTACATTCACACCTGTTGGAAGTTGAGTGAGATCATACGACAAAACTGATCTTGTCGGAGTTCTTGGTGCTACGAGTACCTCAAATTGTCCACCTCCTGGCATGTTGGTTCCATCATTCCACGGATTGAGAAGACCAACGATCAGTTGGGTAGATGCATCTGGTGATGGTCTAGGATTGATAGCATTCCATCTATCCCCACCAGGAGGACTTAATGGCTCATGAAAGAAGTAGGTATCAAATGTGGGTAGAAGTATGAGTTCCTTGGAGACAGGATTGGATGTTCCGCTCCCACTTCGTCTCCTGCGGTCGTACTCGCGCCGGTTGATGAAATCATTCGACATTTATGTTCCTATGTAATAAACAGTTGCTCCCGCTACTGTTGCCGATATCCATATTCTGTTCGTGTTGTCTGTCTCAATGAAGATCTGATCTCCGTTGAACAATGCATATCCATTTAGAGCCGTGCTGTTATGTCCTATGAACACGGTTGATGTAGTATTAACTAGATCACTCTTGATGTGGATTCCGCTCTTAAGGGCAAAACTTCCCAACTGAGCGGCACTTACGGATGTTGCCGACACCTTTCCACTCGTCAAGCCAGTTGGCTGATCAACCCTGCGAACATTGACATCGATTGCCGATGTTGCTGTCGTTGTACTCGATGGATCGCTGGTGACGATCTTGGTTTGCAATGCGGCAACTGCTGCACATAGACCATCTACACCCGACTTTATGAAAGAAGCATTTATATCATCTGTCATCACCCGACTCAGCGTTGCATCAACAGTTGCAAATGTATTATTGAAGGTAAGCATGACATTATGGGCGAATCCAGTAATGCCAACTTCATCTCCACATGCACCCGATAGAACTCGCGTTTGTGCAAATACGCTATCGGTTGCAATGGAAAGATCCCTGATGTCGAAATCCGTTGCAGTCACCCCAATCGCTATTGCTCCTGGTCCTGTGTATCCGTTGACCTGTATGGTCATAGCCGCAGCGGTTGCTGAATCAAGACTGATGCCAGTCAATCTGAAGTCTGCTCCGCTGATTTGTGCCGTGACTCCGATTGTTCCTGCTGCAAGGGCAACATACAATGCACCAGTGCTGTCCACATGGAAAGGAAGTCTTGTGGTCGTGTCTGAGATGTTCGTCAATCCTATGTTCAACGAAGGGACAGGATATGCCCCCGAAAGACCAACAACTCGAACTGTGTCTTCAACCCAACTTACAGCAGACGAAAGTGAAATGTTGCTTGTGGTGGGATCTCCACCAGTACTTGCACGGAGAACTCTTGTCTGAAAACCATCATCAATCGTGGCACTGAATGGAGTAGTGTTTCCGCTGCTTACTGATACCGTATTGAAGACACTGACGCTGTCCTTGGTATATGTCAAACCACGGATATCGAATCCCACTGCGGTTATTCCAATTGGAAATGCACCAGACACACCAACAACGCGGACAAAGTCAGCACCGATGTGGGATATACCTGATGTGTTGTTTCCTGCGGTCAATGACCTGATGCCGAGATTGGAACCAGTGATTCCGATAGGATATCCACCAGAGAAGCCCACAACGCGAACAAAGTCAGCACCAGGTGCAAGACCTATCGAGGGATCTCCTGCGGTCAATGCACGAATGCCGAAGTTTGTTGCTGTCACACCGATCAGAGTTGCACCAACAATTCCGAATACTCCAACAGTTCCTGCAACACCAACTGTTCCGGCAACGGTAGAAACATTCACTGATGGAGTGTTCGTAACGGTGACTGGCAGAGGATCGGTATCGCTTACGCGAATGTTTTCTGCTGAGTTTCCGAATGCGAACTTCATGACCTGTAAGTGTGCGCCTTCCGAGATTGAATAGTCGGTTGCTACTATAGCCTCGCCCGATGCTCCAAGTACCTTAAAGTTATTATCTGTGTCGAGTGCCATTGTATTGGGTTCCTTATGATTTCTTTCGCTCTTTGTATTTATACTCCTTGTACTCCTCCTAGATAGCGGTATAGTCTTCATTATGATAAACCCAACGCAGATATCCACCCTCATAGAGCGCATGGTCGCAACCCGAAGCATCTCCTACATGGAGGCTGTTTTGGAAGTTTGCGACGAACATTCGGTGGAAGCCGTGATGGTAGCGAAGCACCTTTCGAAGCCTATCATTGAGAACATTGAGAAGGAGGCAAGGGATGTGAATCTCTTGCCTAGAAAGAAATCTTTACCTTTCTCTTGACTCATCCACAATAAGCCGTATACTCTGTAAGTCGTACATTCCGTACACATCGTTCATATTAGGAGAACACAACATGTCAGATTTCGCAAGTTTCAAGAAGGGTTCGAAGAGCAGCATCAGTAAGATTGCCAAGGAACTAGAGAAGGTCACCAAAGGTGGGGGAGAGAACTCCTACAAGGATGATCGTTTCTGGAAGGCAGAGGTAGACAAGACGGGAAACGGTTATGCCGTGATTCGCTTCCTTCCTGCTCCTCCGAGCGAAGACCTACCGTGGGTTCGTATCTTCAGCCACGGATTTCAATCCAAGGGTGGATGGTACATTGAGAACTGCCCCACAACCATCGGTGGCAAGTGTCCTGTCTGTGAAGCAAACAATGAGTTGTGGAACAGCGGAAACGAGGATGACAAGAACATTGCCCGTGATCGCAAGCGCAAGTTGTCCTACATCAGCAACATCATGGTGATCGAGGATCCCGTCAATCCCGCGAACAACGGGAAGGTCTTCCTGTTCCGCTACGGTAAGAAGATCTTTGACAAGGTCAACGACAAGATGAATCCGCAGTACAAGGATGAGGATGCAGTCAATCCGTTTGACTTCTGGCAGGGTGCGAACTTCAAGTTGAAGATCCGCAATGTCGAGGGTTATACGAACTATGATAAGTCCGAGTTCTCTGCATCTGCTCCGCTGCTTGAAGGCAATGACAAGGAACTTGAGGCTCTGTGGCGCAAGGAGTATCCGCTACAGGAGTTCGTCAAGCCCGATCAGTTCAAGCCCCATGCAGAACTCAAGACGAAGTTTCAGTCGGTCATCAATGGCTCTGCTACCGCAAAGGCAGAGAACATGAACCTTTCGGAAGATGAGGAAGAGACAACTCAGGCAAAGTTCACGCCCAAGTTCCCTGCAAAGGAAGCAAAGGCACCTGGTCGAGAAGTGGCAGCAAAGGTGGCAAAGAGTGAGAGCAGCGATGATGACGATGCTCTTGATTACTTCAAGCGTCTTGCCAACGACGAGTGAAATATACATATTGGTGTTCGCCCCGTTCTTCTCACTGAGTTGATCGTGGATACAGTGCTTCAAGCGTGATTACGCTATTCACTGCGCGTTGGGGAGGTAACTCACCTCGACAAGGAACTTCGCCACCGCACACGCCTCACAATGTGAGGCGTGTGTTTTTATTACATCCTAAATACTGGCATGAGCAAGAAGAAGCATAACATTCTTAACGAACAACATGAGTCGGACTATTCATTCATGCGGAGATGTGCTGATAAGATGGACATACCTTGGCAAGCAATAGTTTCTAAACAAGTTTATGTTGACTTGATACGAGAAGCGAGGTATAGTGGTATGTCGGTCAAAGAGACTGCCGTGTATTTCAGAGAAGTGATCTCTGAAAAGAAAGATATAGTGAAAAAGACCAAGGTAAAGACACCTGGTCAGAGCATGAATATATCAAAGCGGAGCAAGGATTTTCCAACGCCTCCGTGTGATTTAGATTCGACTGCATGATGAAGAAATACAACTACATTCCCGTTGACCTCAATCTTCCTCCACTTTCACTTGTTGAGGGAGAGGAGGGAAGAACATATCTTACACCTTCGGGAAAGAGGCTTCCATCCGTTACCACAGTCACAGGCTTCGAAGGCAAGGAAGGCTTCGACATCTGGCGCAGAAAGAATCCCCGTGAGTCCATTCGCGTTCTTGATCGCGGCAACAAACTGCATTCAATGATGGAGCATCTTCTCAAGAATGAGGATGTAGAACTCACAGAGGACATGGAGATCAACTCGTTGTTCACAATGACAAAGAATCATGTCGAGCATTGCATCGATAATGTTTATGCTCTTGAGAAGCAAATGTGGAGTGAGACCATCGGTCTTGCGGGTCGTGCAGACTGCATCTGCGACTACAATGGAAAGTTGTCCATTGTGGACTTCAAGGGATCGAACAAGGAGAAGACTGAGAGTGGGATCAAGAACTACTTTCAGCAAGCCACAGCATATGCTCTGATGTATCACGAAATCTCTGGCAATAAGGTGGAGCAGATCGTCGTGCTTGCTGCTTGCGAGACAGGTGTTCTACAGGAGTTCATAAAGAAACCCATCGATTATGTCGATGGGCTTCTAAAGTCGATTCAGTTGTACAAGCAGTGGTATGAACTCAAGCCGTCTACTACGACTCTGTTTAGTTGAAGCCTGTAACGGTTCCTGCTATGCCAGCATGGGAGATCCATCTCACCTTGAGCGGCAATATGGCACCTGGCATCATTGCTATGGCAACGGGGGTATTGTTCGAGAGGAAAGTGTTACCACCGACATAGTTTGCGTCCCTCCACAGGACAACAGTTGCGGTTAGACCTGTTGCTGCTGCGGCTACTCCTGCATACATTAGGGCAGATGCCTGTCCTGTCCAGCCACCCGATGGAATATTGAAAGATTGTGTATATGTGTCTGCCATGAATAGAACCTCCACCCATATTTAGCATCTGAGCCACTTTGGGAAATCTCGAAAACGAGACATATATACATCTATATGGGCAATGCAGCCCAAAGGAGAAACGAACATGGAAGCAGTACAGAACTTTTTAGGTAGCACCGGTTGGATCATTGTCGCATTCATTGCAGGAACACTAGTTGGTGCGCCACTATGGAACTGGGCAAAGACGAAGATGCCTTGGAACAAGTGAATGAACTAAACATCGTTTAGGTACGGGAGACGACGAGGAAACTCGTCGTTTTTCCTTTATACATACTATTAAGAACTTAAGGGAGATTCCATGCATCCATCGTTTGGCAAAAACAACTCATTGGCAGATGCCGTAACAAGTACTCTGAACCGATTCAACAACCTCAACCTCAAGGAATACCTTGAGGAAGGTGACGCAACTCACTCCAGTCCTCAGGTTCAACAGGGTGGATTGTTCTATCTTGAGCAACCACAGAACCTTGAACGGGCTAATGCCTTCATCAAGAGGTTTCTTGAGGGAAACCATATTGATCCTGAGCAAAAGATTCTGCATCTCTTCGGACACCTTCATCAGATAGGTCTCGTCGTTGACGGCTATAAGGGAGAGAAGAGCGGAACCTATGATGTCTATCAGTATGGCAAGGAGATTCGCAACCCCGAAGAAGACGATGCCACGACCAGCAACATTCTGTTCCCTCGCAGAAGAATGAGGGGTAACCTCAAGATCAACAAGACGATGGTTCCTGGTGGTCAGTACATGGTGGATGCTGAACTCTACATGAGTCGTAACTAAACAAAGCGGTAGTTCATGGATGAGACACAGATATGTGATGAAGACTTCTTAGTCTTTGCCCTTCAACACTATGAAAATCCTCAATGCATATCGCTTGAGGAGTTCTATGAGGATTTGGACAGAATCAAATACCTCAAGAGGCTGATGAATAGACTTGATGGTGACAACGAGCAGAGGAACAGGCTTGTTTTGAACCATATCATTATTCTCACGAATGTTTTTGGGGCAAGGAATGCCAACAGAATACTCTTCTTCCGTATGGAGCAGAAGTATCATAAGTATTTGAAGACCTACCTGCATTTCCTCAATATGCTCGTTGCCGAGATTCCTGAGGCGAACCTTGCTGTTGTAGAGATAGACAACAAACTGTTCGAAGAACTGAGGAAGATATGAAGACCTATTCGCAGATCGTTGAGAATGCACTTGATGCACAGTATAAGAAAATCTATGAAGAGGCTGTTTCCGATCCACGGAAATACGATATTCTTATCTCAATGCTTGAGGATTCTGGCGTAGCAAACACGGCATCTGCTGCTGGTCTTGCAGGTGTCTCCAACGGCGAACAACCACCCGTCTCTCCATTGCAAGGAGGATTCCCTATCCTTCGCAGGAAGAAGCGAAAGATCAAATGAAGTTGTCAATCGACATCAAGAACACCACATTGACTGAGACACATTATGTCGTCTATGGTGTCTCTGATCTGTCGATTGACGAAGTCATATCCCTACTGACGCATGATGAACTTGAAATGCTTGCAGAGGGCATCAAGAAGAAGATCGTGATTCGTGGTGGCAAGAAAAGAATCATACTGAAGTGTCCAAAAGGGCAGAAACTTGGAAAGACCAAGAAATCCTGCGTGAGGATGAGCAGCAAGGAAAAGGCTCATCGTTCCAAGGGAGCAAGGAAGGCAGCAAGAAAGTCTAGCAAGAAGAGAGCAGCCACAAACCGCAAGAGAGCAAAATCAATGCGTAGACGCGCAGCAATCGTAAGGAAAAAATGATGAAACAGTTTTTATGTGTAGTACTCGTAGCAATGGCTAGTTGCTGTTCAACAAAGCCCAAGGCAATTTGCTGCTCAACGAAGCCCAATGCAAATGATGCAGTGGTGGTAACGACCGCTCCTGTGCTTCTAGAGAAGCCTCAGCCGGTCGTAGTGCCTGAGCAGAAGCCTGAGCCTGTAGTGGCACCTGTGGTCACCACAGAGGAAGAAACGAAGCCTTTGATTGGCATCGTGTTCTCGTTCTTCCTGAGTATCCTTGCTGGACTTTGCGGGGTTTGGTTCTACTGCAAAAAGAAGGCTGACAAACAAGCCCCGACTCTTCCACTAACTACAGATGCATCTGCACCAGTAGCAGAAGACAAGCCATCAGAGACTGCTAACAAGTAGTTCGGTGTGCATCTTTTTGCAGATGAAGTAGGCATCAACGACATCCGACACAGGTGAGGTAACATCCTTCTTGTCGGGAGTCATCAGCGTCTTGAGATCGATGCCAGTCTCCTTGATGAATGCCTGATGCATCATTGCCTTGTCTGCATTTCCCTTGCCGCTTCCGAACTTCTTGACTTCGGTGGGTGGCATGATCGTGACAGGAATGCCTTCTTGAAACAACTTGTACTTCAGGACTCCCGTGTTCTCAGCGATGTGGAATACCTTTCCCGTTGCTGAGTATGCATATCCCTCAAGGGCAACCTGCTTCACATTCTTGAGAATATCGATTGCCCAATCGGCTATGCTTTGGTATCTTTCCATGTCCTCGTTCCATTCGGAGAACATCTCACCGTGAATGTTTCCCATGAAGGACTTGGCATACTTCTTTGTGTCCGTCATGTAGTAGAAGCAGCAGTCTTCGAACGAGAACCTTCCACCACCTTCGAATACGCAGATGCACGGACCACAGAGTGAGTAGTCGATGCCAGCGATGATGTGAAGAGGATGGCTCATATATTTCATCAAAGACCGGTCGCAAGGAGATCGGCGAACAGCGATTCCTTTTCTATGTAGTTCCTGATGTAGGGTTTACCATCGGGCTTGAACTCCTGCTTCACTCTGACCTTGAGAAAGTCCTTTCCTTCGGAACTGATGAACAGCGTAGGAAGTTCGCTTGCTCCGTAGGTGACGCGGGTTTCGAACTTTCTGGTTTTTATCTTTTCAAATACTTTGTCGAATTCGTACAATGTAGCCTTGCCACCACCCAACTGCAATAGGGTGACATTGTCTTCATTGAGCGTTGCGAAGTACTTGACTGCATCCGCCATCTTCTTCGTGAGTTTTGCCGAACTCTTTCCTTTGAAGTCGCGATTCAGGAGATCGCTTATCTTCTTAAACACCATTCCAATTGCCTCTCCACCCTTCTTCTTCTTGAACATGGTGGCATCGTATTTCGCTTCAAGCGAAGCGATCTCGTTACCATAGCCGAAGAACTTCTCCCATAGTTCCACTTGTTTCTCAAACTCCGAACCGCCTACTTGTCCGAACTGTTTCACATCTCCCGCTTTCAGCGAGAGATTAATGTTGACGGGAACAAGTTTTCCCTTGTCATCTGTGACCTTCACGCGGACATCGACTTTCGTGGTCTTTTGACCACCAAGTCCATCGGACATGACCTCAATGATATCAACTCTGTTGTTCTCATACAGGGTTATAGCCCATTCGCCTACATGTTCACTGTTGACATATCTCACTGCGGAGTCTGCGTATTCCTCAAGAATGTCCTCGTTCTTGGGATCCAACAGTGCAGTCATGTTCACTTCTGCAAGGGAGATGTATATCCTGACGAGATCGTTTATCTTGGGATTCTTGTTTGGAGAATCATATTCGACCTCAAGGTACTTTCCTTGCTTGCCAGCATAGTTCTTCACCTTTGTCTTTGCCAGTTTGCGGATGAGTCCAAATACATCAGCCGTCTGTATGGGCTTGTTCTTATGAAGAAACCTGGCTGCAATCGCACACGCAATGATTCCTTCCGATGCATCTCCCTTATTCACATTGACCTTCGGCTTTTCGAGCGAGGATATGGTAATGATGGACATCTTGGGATCTTTCGTCTGTAGGGGTATATTGAGTGCCTGAGACTGCGTCTTGGCACCACCCATTCCCAATTTCTGCCATTCCTTGAGTGCCTTCTTGTTGAAGTCGTTGTTCTTTAAGATAAAGGATTTTGATCCAACCTTGATGGTGGTGTTCTTGGTCATGGATTCATTGATAATCTCTATGAGCGGAAGAACATATTTACCCAATTGTCCTGGGCTTGTGGATCGCATAATAGACATATGGGTCGCTCCTTATCGCTTCTTGCGGGTCTTCTTCGGAGGAGAGGCAAACCACTTGCTCTTCTTCCTCTTGGTCTTCTGCATGGAAATCTTGACCCTGCCTGGTTCACCGCCACCAGACCTAACGAGACTCTCGCCAGTATTCGCAGCAAGTTCCCGTGTCAGCCTCTTGCGGATTTGTGAGATTGTTCCTGCCCTAGAACTTATGGGTGTGCCAGCATAGGCAAGGCATCCGCGACCAACGCAACGCTTTATGAAATCTCCAACTCTCTTTGCGAAATCGATGATACCTTCATCAAGGATCTCCTCACTGATCTCCTTGGGTCCACCCACGATCTTTGCATTCGGGATGGTGGCAATAGCAGTCTTCCTTGCATCAGATTGATTACGAGCATAGACCTTTACCTTGCGCGGATTCCGCCCAGCCTCGCCTGGTAGCCTGTACCTGACGATGTATGTCTTCTCATTCGAGGCTGTCTCAGAATCTTTTTCTTGTGGCATGGAAATCATCCTAGCATTGGTGGGGTCTCGCCATCGTTGAGGCGGGACAGGTCGATCTTTTGGCTCATTGCTGGCATAAAGGAGTTTATGGTCGGCTTTGTGCGCTCAGGCTGTTGCATGGGTATCTGCTTTGGTTGGGCAGAGAATCTTTCCTTGCCCTTTAGGACGCTCTCCATGACCGAATTCTGAGGCTTCTGTGGCTTCCTAGAAACATTCTGAGGCTTGGGCTGTTCCTGTACCTCCTCCTGCATGGGAGCATGGGTACGGACTGTGAATCTTTCTCTTGGCACTCCAAACTTATGCTGAATGTTTTCAGAAAGTTGCTTGAAGGTCGTATTCTCAGGAAGGCGGGATGCACCTAGACGCTTGATGTTGTCATTTGATGTAAATTTGTATTTCATGGCTTCGTAAGATTCCCTGTCCTCAAACAGATGAAGTGTAGCCGTGTTGTCTGTGTGTAGAGTGAAGAGTGTATACTTCCCCGACACATCGACATCGTTGCTTTCAAGTAGTATATGATGTATTGCAGAGTTCAAGTTGCTCATGGTTACCGTAATATCTCCTTCCATTATTTAGCAAACGAAAAGGGGAGAGGATTGCTCCTCTCCCCTGTGTTTCTTATGAACTTGAGATCAACCGTTGATTGAAGCAATCAGGTCGATGAACTCATCAGGGAGTTCGCCAGTCTCTTCGAAGTACTCAAGGATGGTAACGAGGTCTTCCTCACCAAACATCTCAAGAGCCTCTGCAAGGATCTCATCGACTTCATCCCATTCCTCAGCCATCGAAGCAGCAGTTGCCATCGAAGCCTTGGGCTTGGACTTGGAGGTGATTGTGCTCATTCCTGGACGAGCACCTCCAATGGTTTTGGCATTACTCAACCACAAGGAGTCAGTCTTGGGTGTGTTGGGGACGCTTGGATTGGCAGGACCACCACTGCTCTGACTGTTGAGCCATGCTGCGAGTTGTGCGCCATTCATGGCTCCACCGATGGATGGATCGCCCCACTGCATACCAGAGTTACTAGCATTTCCACCACCAACTGCTGTGTTTGTACCCTGAGAGGTAACAGGCTTTCCTGCCCTAGTAGTCTTAGTGATCTTGGACATGCCGACTACTGCTTCATTGACTGACTCAAGCAGCGAGAGATATGAATTCCTGTTAACCATTTTTCTTTCCTTTGTTTCGAAACTTTGTGTGTCTTGGGGAGGTTCTAGAATCCCCGATATGATTATTTAGTGTTTTTGTGATTGCAACTATCAAGGTTCTTCTTGAGGCTGATTACTTCGTCTTGAGTTTACCAGTTCTCTTGAGGTAGTTGTAAGTAGTTCTCATAGCAGCCTGGTTGTTCTGACCGAAGTCACCACTACGGGACTGATTGTCGAACTTAGCATAACTCTGTTGTGATGCTCTCTTGTCTGCACTAGAATAGTTGGGCGCAACGAAAAGCGAACCTGCTGCCTTGCCACGGAACTTGGCAAATGCCTTGTCGCGCTGATTGGAAAGTCTGACTGCCTTTTGCGTGTACTTGCCGCTCTTGCCCTTGATAGATCCACTGGCACGAACTGCATCAGCAGATGCACCACCACGACGAGCCATGTTTGCGGCTACCTGAGTGGTTCGCTCTGCTGCTGCTCTCATGAGTCTGGAGTGCTTCTTTCCATGCGAACGGGCATCGGTGGGATCCAACACGCTGCTGCGGGAAGCAAGATCTGCCTTGTATGCTGCCTTCTTGATACGCATGAGACGCTTGTAGCCAGCCTCATCCAACTGATCGGATTCATTAACCTTATGCTTATCGCCCATCAACTTGCTTGCTGCGCGACCGATTCCCTTCTCTCTCTTGAAGACCTTCGCGATGAGAGCATCCTCTTCCTTCGATTGCTTCTTGGGCTTGCTCAGTTTTCCTGCTCGATATGCAGCATTTGCTGAACTATGTGTTGCTGCCTGAATATATCGACCAAGCAATGCAGGAGAGAGTTCATCCAACTGATCGGATTCAGCAATACCCTTTTCCTTCATTGCAGAATGCTTCTTACGCATTCTTACTTCCATTGCCTTGACTGCTGAACCTCCTGGTGCAATGCGAGTCTTGTCTGCATGGGTTGTCTTCTTGAAGGAGCCATCCATGAAATCCTTGAGTTTGCCCTTGAGTGGTCCCTTGCCTGGCTTCACATACTTACGGAGAACACGCAGACGCTTTGCCGCCACGCCTTCTTCAAGATCGAGTTCGGCTTCTTCGTTGGTTGCGGCTTTCTTCTTTGCCCTCTTGAGAGCCTTCCTAGCCAATCTATCCACCTCGGCTTGACCAGATGCCTTGATGCGGTCAGCCTCTATCCCAACTCTTCCAGTTGCGTCCTTGACCCTGACTGGCTTCCCTTGAGGCTTTGGTCCACGGCTTCCCTCGACTTGTTCATTAACAACCTGCCTTGCCTTTGCGGAAAGTGAGTTGCCGAAGCCTTCCTGTATCATGCGGGACTTGTCCTGCGTTTCAGGCTTGGTGACTTCTGAGATTATGCTGTTGAGTGACTTGAGGTCTCTGAGATTCATCTTATGTTCCTTTGGAGGTCTTAAAAGTTTCTGCCTGTGATCATGACATCCATCGCATCGCGTGGAGTCGATAGGGCTCTTCCTAGTTTCTTGAGGACGCGCTTTGCGGTCTTCTTAGTCTTCTTGTACTTCTTGGAGATCGATTCATTTGTTGCGGCTCGCTTGGCATCCATTTTGGCATTCATTGTATCTCTACGCTTCTTTGCATGTCCTGTCATTACATCATATTCCTTGTCGCTCCACCTATAGTTTCTTGCTGCACCGCGAGCGACTCTTGGATCCATTCCTGCTTGTCTACGAATATCAGATATTGACTTTACTGTGTCAGAATCAAATTTTGCACCAAGGAATGTATGTCCCTTATTGAAGAGAGCCTTTGCCACACGAATGGCTTTCTTATCTCCGCGTGATCCCTCAGCGATACGCCGCTTATTGCCACCCTTTGTCCTCATTGTGTCATGAAAATTCATTAGCCCATTGAGAGAGCGAACATTTGCCTTAGGGTCACTCATTCTGTTCTTAACATCTTCGGGGCTTGCACCACCGCGCAATGCTCTTCTATTGGCAAGAGCGGACATCTTGTCCAATGTTGATCTATCTACATTTCCCTTACCGCCTTTGTATCTACGACGAATCTTCTGTGAACTCCCGCTGCCTTCTGAGAGTTCTATGGACTCTCTAAAACCAAGACGCTTGGGGTTGACACCCGTTGCCTGTAGTTCCTTGTGCTTTCTATGCTCTTTGGCATTGAAATTGCTGAGTGCTCGAAGGGCAGAGGTCGAGAGTGGCTCACTATTTTTACGATTATCGATGGTCGCACGAATGGTGGATTTTTTTGCACCACCCTTGGTTAGTTTCCTTACCGCTCTACCAGAAACCTGAGAATCGATTGAAGTATCTAATGCACGATTTTGCATTGGAGTTCGCCTAGAACCCTGCGCATACAAGGCTGCTCTCTGCCTTTTCACTCGCTGCATTCCCTCATCCACTGCGGGAAGAGGGGGAGTCATGTTGATCTTCTTGATGGGCTTGGCTTCGAACTTGCTGGCAGGAATGAACATCTTCTTCTCCTCTGCCATGCCTTGAGGAGTGATTGACTGAAGATGTGATAGAAACTGGTTGCTCATTTATGCCTTCTTTCTTTTTGCTCTTAGTGCTGCCTTGTGCTTGTCATCTGCATTGACATGGAATCCATAGTTTTCCAATCCCTGAGTACCGGAAATCTTGATGAGGTTTGGATCTTTTCCTCTCGCTATCAGGTGACGAACCGCAGTCTTGGTGAAATACTTCCTGTCCTTTTCCGGATGGAACTTGGTACCCCTCTTACCGGTGAAGATCTTGCCAGCACCAATGCTGCCTTCAGAGATCTTGTTTGAGAACTTCTCATATCCCGCAACCTTGTTGTATGATTTGTCGGCAGCAGCAGAGTTCTTGTCCTTGAGATGATACTGACCAATACTGCGGTTGTCCGCGATCTTGTTCTTCAGATAGTTCTTTACACCACCCTTGCGCTGCTTGACCTTGCGAACAATAGACTTGATCTTGCCCATGAGACCTTCGGTGATCGTTTCCTCAGGCTGAACCTCGGGATGATCGAACATCCCGTCCGTGTTCTCGTTGAGTGCCTTCTTGAGGTAAAGTTGTTGCTGAATGTTGGGTACGCCCATTGCTATTTGCTCCATTTTTTAGGTGACTTGT